GCTCAGGCTGTTCGCCTCGCTGTTTTCTGGTAGGAAACTTGCCGATTTGGTCAAGCGGTAGCCCTGTATGTAATGCCCATAGTTCTTTCTGCCATTGTTCTACCTTGTTGCTAGCCTCGCTAAAGGTCAAGCCAGAGCTGTCGCAATACCACTGATACCATTTCAAGTAGGCGTTGGCTGTTGTAATGCCCATAAGTTTCTTTAGGGTGTCCCGCTTATCGCCCTCAGCTTCAGGGTTGCGTAGCGGGGTAGAGATAGCATTGGGGGCTGGTATTTCTGCTAGCCCTGTTGTAATGCCTTTCTGTTCTCTCCATAGGTCTATGTCATCTTTGCGATACCAAACTGAGTTGCTAGAGGCTTCATCTCGGTAAGCCTTGAAAATTGCCCTGTCGTAGTTCTCAGGTTTTCGCCAGCTTCGTAGTTGGTGAGGGGTGAAACCAGTTAGGTTTGACACCTCGGATACGCTCAACATTTCGCCTAGTGCGGGGTCGTATTTGGTCATTTGTTCCTTTCCTGTCTAAGTGGTCTAAGGTATCTAAGGTAAACCTTAGTTTGCTTAGACAGCTTAGACCATTTTCGGTTTTTAGTGAAATCCCGATTGGTAGCAAAAACAAGAACCGCTAAAAATCAGGGGTATTTTGGTAAAAAAACTCTCTCCCATTGAAGTTCTTAAGAACACTACTTAGACTTAGTCAAGTTAGAAATCTAAGCTGACTAAGTCTAAGCAAGGTTATAGGGAACCCAGCTCAGATTCGGTAAAAAGTTATACACAACTAGCGTTTACGGCTGTGGATAACTTTGTCTATTCCGCATTTTGGGCAAAAGGCTAGGGCGGTGATGTTAGGGTTGTTCCACCCGCAAACTTGGCACCTCATACGCTCACGCCCTCAGGGTCGTGTAATTCGCAAAAGGCTAATCCGTCCCAGATGAAACCGCCCTCATCAAAATCTATTGGGGCTTGACAGTCTTGGCATTTCATAGCGTTATTGCCTCGCAATCCGAACAAAACAAACCGCTAGAAAATAGCTGTTCACAATACGGCGTAGCACAAGGGGCAATAACAAACCCCTTGGCTAGCATTTCCGTTATGTAGCGTTTCCCTGCTAGGTCAATCATCACGCCCCCCAAGTCCATCGCACACTATAACCTGCCCTCTCATACGCCTCTATTGTGGAACCAATAGGGACGGTTAGGGGTAAGGTTGCTAGGGGTTTATCTGTTGCCCTGTCAATCACGACAAATTGGCGGTATCCGTTGGGTGTTGTCATTATGCGTTTTCCTCTACTTTCTCAACCCAAACTCTAGCCCTCGCAAATCGTAGGGCGGTGGCTACTTGTTCGGCTTCTTTCTTGGTTGTGAATACTTGGTCTTTTCCGTCTTGGCGGTAATCTCCGCTGTTCTTGATGATGTAGGTTTTAGGCATTTTGGTATCCTTTCGGGCTGGTTGGGTTGGTTATGTCAATTTCTAGCTCTTCTTCGGTTTCTTCAATGTCCTTGGTTAGTTCGGCAAAAGCTGTTCGGTATTGGTCATCGTAGTAATTGAACAAATCGGCAGACATTAGGCTAAAAATTGTTGTGTCTTGGGTTGGTTCAATGAACTCTTGCCAACTGTCGGTGTATTCGTTCGGCATTTCTTGCCAGTCCTTGATTATGTCCGAATAGTAAACAGGGCAAGCGGAATCCGCCAGCTCTCGCAACAAATCTTCGGGGTAAGGGGTTTCTGTTAGTTGCTTGAAGTGGTCTAAAACATCGCTCTTTATGTCGCTGTAATCCATTTTCATTTCTTGCTCCTTTTCGGTTGGTTGGGTGTTGCTAGTTCCATTGTTGCCTAGTGTTTAGGCGTGTCAAGCACATTTGGGGTTTCGTTATCAAACCGTTATCAAGCCGATTTGGGTTCCGCAATCGTGGCAACCTAGCCCCTCGCCATTGTGAATAAAAATCTGGCTTGTGTTTTCATGCCCGCACAATTCGGCGGGAATAACTAGGTGATGAGTTCCGCAGGGTAGCCATTTCAATCTGCCAGTTTCGGCACACTCTTTACAGATTCGGCTGTTGTTCGCTGTTTCCATTTTTTTAGCCTTTCGGTTGGTTATCGGTTGTTTAGCTAGCCAAGCCCGCCCCGCAACTCTCAAAAATTGAGAATCAACAGGGCAAGGCATGTCTAGCAGTATTGCGGTGCTAGCTATGCCAAGCATGGCTAACCCTGCCAAGCTAGCACGCAGGGCACGCAACGCACCTTTCCAGCCGTCCCCTGAGGGCCCGCCAGCCCCGCAGATAGGGAAAGACCCCGCCAGCGGGGCTAGCGGGGTCTACGGGGCTTACAGGGCTGTTTAGACTATGCCTGAACCATTATCACCTTGAAATGGTCATCCATGAACTTCTGCTCCTCGCTTTTGGCAGGTAGAGCAACCCCGCAAGCCTCACGAAACTTGGTTTTGTTGAACAATGGGTTCTCAGCCTCTAATGCCTCGGCGATACTCTCGACGATTGCGCTAGCTGAGCCAATGTCGCAATAGGTGTCTGCGATTGCTTGGGCAATTAGCTTGTAGTCTTTTTTGGTCATTTTTTGCTCCTATCGTTTCTGCCAGTTTGGCATTACGGCTAATCTACTAGGCACCGCAGGCATCGCACCTTTCCAGCCGTCCCCTGTAGGCGGGCATGTTTATAGAGCCTTTTATCGTCATGCTCAGGACGCTTGAGGGAGCAAGTATTAGTTCAGCTGAAACACGTACTCAGCTTTCTTCTGTTGCCACTCACGGTAAGCTCGCTCGCTTCGGTGCTGGGGCCCGCAGTGGGCGCACCAGTTGGCAATCCAATCCGACCCAGTGAGCGGGTCAAGTGGTTCGTGCCAGGATGATGATTCCCACTGGTCATAGACTTTGCGGAACTTGATTGGTTGGCGGTACTGCCCTTCGCAGAAGTCGCAGTAGGCGATGATTGGTTCTGTATTCATGATGCTCCCTTACTTGTCTAGTGGTCCAGCGTGCTTGGTTGCACACTTCTTGCATACATTGACGGTTGCGTGGAACCCGCCAGGACCGAAGCTCAGCTCGTACTGGGCTTCAGCTTGCTTGCATAATCCGCATTGCAATTTTGTTTCTGTATTCATGATGCTCCCTTCGATAACTAGCCTACTTGGCTAATCGTGCCCGCTGGGGACTTGCACCCCAGTGTCTGCTAGTCGGGCGGTGTTGCTATTCTTCCTCGTCCTCGTCCTCGTCCTCGTCCTCATCCTCTATTTCTTCGACGTCGATACTATCGACCCCGCTGTACGTAAGGGGCTTATCAAAGGATTCACCCCAAGCGGTCCATGCTTTTTGCTCAGCATCAGACACACTGCTTGCTTCAATCTCACCGCTGAATTCAACGGTCATGTTTACTTCGTATCTTGGCATTACTGCTCCCTTCGATGATTAGCCTACTTGACCAATCGTGCCCGCTGGGGACTTGCACCCCAGTGTCTGCTGGTCGGGCGGTGTTGCTTAGAAGTCGCTGGCTTTGAACCAGCGCTTCTCGACTTGCTTCATGAACTGAGTCCTAGTCAGGTTGCTAGCGTTGCTTGAGTAGCCAACCCTTAGCTCTACGAATTCCCTAGTTCTGGGGGTGTCGTAGAAGTTCCCGAATAGTCGCTCGTACAGCGATAGTCGCCAGTAGAATTCATCGACGTTCTCAGCGGTGAGGTGGTTGATGCCTACTGGAATCATCAAGAAGCAGAGGTAGGCAGTGTAATCACTCTCGCTCTCGCTTCTTGCTTCTTCGACGCACTTCTCAGCGTTCCATGTTAGTGGCATGATGCTCCCTTGTTTATTTATCAAGCCCCCCTAGGGGGGCATCGCTAGCGGTGCTTGCGATAGGTCAAAGTTAGCAGGGTTGATGTTGTGAGCAGATTTCCAGCCGTCCCCTGTATCTAGCAACCAACCTCTATACAAGCCTCACAAAACTATGTCTACTAGGAAAGCAGTACAACCATGTATACTTAGCTGCATGGCAAGAATTGCAGACCACCCACTTCGCATCGCTCGCTTGAAGGCAGGGCTATCTCAGCTTGAGTTAGCCAAGCGTGCAAGCGTACAGCGCAGCGCTGTCTCGGCCATTGAGGATGGCAGAACGAGACGGCCTACCGAGAGACTTATCGGTACCCTAGCTAATCACCTCGGCATGGCAGCCGAAGAACTCGACCAGGAGATAAAGACATGGTTAGACAAGCCATTGGCCCCAGACTTGAGACCCGCTGCGGAGAACTTAATGCTCATACCGCCATATACCTTGCAACAGTATTACCGCAGCTTTTCACAGTGGCGTGCGGAGATTGCACCGACCCAGACTGCGTTCGCATCTATGTTACGCATGAACCCAGCTATAGTGAGGGACTACGAGAATGGAAAATTGCAAAGAATGCCAGACGGTCTATCAGCAAAGTTAATGGAAGCATTCAAGCTCAGTCCTGAATACCTAGTTGCACTGGAAGGGCTGCCTCGTGGATGAGTTTGACTTACTAAAGTTCGAGACCAAGCTTTACACTCCTAAGCCAACCAAAGAGCAAGCGCTATTTGAAAAAGTCCTAGCTGCTGCGATTGCTGCTGACAGGCAGGGCATGTTCTTAGAGACCCAGGTTATTCTGGACCAGGATGCCAGCCTGACAAAAGAGCAGGTAGAGCTGGTATGGCCTACATCGAAGTTCCAGAAGTCCCTAGAAGACCGTGGCATAAAAACCACGTCAAATCCCAACCTGACCTTGCGACAAGAGACCTTCTTGCAGGCTTATCTAAACCCGCTGAATCTGCTTACTCCGCAGGTGCTAGCTAAGCGCATGAAGATTAGCCTGACAGAGCTAGATGGTTGGATGAGGCAGAAAGAGTTTGGCAATGCCTTTGCTACCAAGGCTGAGGAGAACCTAAAGAAGTTTATCCCGATGGCTGACCAGGCATTAGGGCAGTTAGTGCAAAACGGCGATATGAAGGCTATTACCTTCGTCAACCAGCTAACTGGACGATACGACCCGAATGCCAGGGTAAACCTAGATGTGCCATCGTTGCTTATGCAAGTGCAAGATATCATTTTGAGGCATGTAAAAGACCCTATTACCAAGCGCAATATAGCTAGGGAACTGATTGCGCTAGCTAACGGACAGAGCCATTTATCCACAATTCCAGAGCCCGATGATGCTACAATAGAGGTCGAGGCGACCATTATTTCTGAACAGTAGGATTTAGCTATGGCTTATACCAATACTACTCGCCTCTTGCTCAAGAAGGCTGTAATCGGTACCAACCAACCTTTTGAGACTTCGGTTATCAACGCAAACTGGGACAAGGTTGACGCTGAGGCAGTTGCAGCTGACGCTCGCCTTGACACCGCTGAAGCAGGACTCGTAGCACTTGATGCCAGACTAGACACTGCTGAAGCTGAGCTCATCACACTTGATACTCGTGCTGATAACAATGACACTTTAAACACAACTCAAAACAACCGCCTGACGGCGGTGGAGGGTGTAAACACCACCCAGAACACCAGGCTGACATCGCTTGAGGGAATCAATGCTGGCACCCGCCTTACGGCTGTAGAGAGCCTAAACACCACTCAGGATGGTCGCCTAACTGCCCTTGAGGGTATCAATGCTGGTACTCGTCTTACCGCTGTTGAAAGCGTAAACGGCACTCAGACCTCTCGCCTAGATGGCATCGACTCTTTGAACACTACTCAGAACAACAGGCTTACTGCGGTTGAAGGTGTAAACACTACTCAGAACACTCGGTTGAACGCTGTTGAAACTGCCCTTGGTAACCCACCTGTAAACTTTGCTGTTGACGGTGGAACTCCATAATGGCTAGCGAGGCTACCCAAGGTAACCATGTCAAAGTCACCATCAACGACCTCTACAAAGAGCAGCAGGAAACCAACAAACTTCTAATTCAGCTTGCCAGCGAGCTCAAGGGAATGTCCGACCTGCCTGATAGAGTGCGTGGGATTGAGATTCAGCAGGCTCGTATGGAGTGGATTGACAGGATTGCCAAGACAGCGCTAGGTGGCGCAATTGTCTCATTTTTAGCCTCACTATTTACAATTATCAGATAGAATAGGAACACTATGTACAAGGATAAAGACGACAAGAAGCCAGGCGCTCTAAACAAGCTTGCCAAGGCTAAGGCTATGAAGAAGATGTCAAAGACCTCTAAGGTCGGCAAAATGCTAGATGACAAAGAGATGATGAATGCACCTCGCAGGTCATTTCTTGAGTCACTAAAGCCTATGAAGAAGGGTAAGAAATAATGCCAATGGTAAACGGTAAGAAGTATCCTTACACCAAAGAAGGCAAGATGGAAGCCAAGAAGGCTGCTGTTGCCAAGATGCGTGACAAGACTAAGAAGAAGCAGAACTGGTCTGGCGCTAAGTCACAACTAGGTTACTAATGCCTTACAAGTTTACCGAGAAGAAGGCCTATCACATGGTCGGCGGTAAACGTGACTACCTGCCAAAAAAGCAGGCTATTGCTATTCAGCTATCTAAGCTTCGCAAAGAGGGAAGAATCCCACCTAGGGACAAATAATGGCTAGCGAAGCTTGGCAGCGTAAAGAGGGTAAGAACCCATCTGGCGGTCTAAACGAAAAGGGTCGCAAGTCTTACGAAGCAGCTAATCCTGGTTCTGACTTGAAGGCTCCAGTAAAGGCTGGCAATAATCCCCGCAGGAGTTCATTCCTATCTCGCATGGGCAATATGCCTGGTCCTGAGTACAAGGATGGGAAACCAACTAGATTACTCCTATCACTAAAAGCATGGGGCGCTAGCTCTAAAGCTGATGCTAAAAGAAAAGCGCTCGCTATTCAGCGGGCAAAGGTTCAGAAGTAGATTCTTCACCAATAAAGTCGTTAAACAAAATCTGCACAGTCGGGCAAGGATAAGCTACATTGGCGTCGGCAATCTTACTGCAGTGCCTACACACAGCACCCTCTACTAGCGGTGTTTCTTCGTGTAGCTGGTAAATAGAGTTTAGTGCTGAATACATTACAGCAGCTCCAGCCTTTACGGCTTCAAAATCGTTTTGTTCTTCCATTACTGACCTTCTCTTCGTCTCCGACGACGCTCTTTACGCCTTTGCAATTCTATCTCACGCTCACGCTTTTTACGCTCAGTCTCAAGCTGCTTTGCACGCTTTTTGCTGGCTTCACTTTCAGGCTGGAATGCAGCAACACCTAGTAGGTTGTTCAATCTAGCAATAAGAGCCTGGTCTGGAGTAATCTCCTCTGTGGTGTCAGGCTTCGCAGGAGCCCCAAGAATCTTGTCAATTGTCTTACCTATCTCTACAGGCAAGTCAGTCTGTGTAAAGCCTCTAGCGGGGCCTGTAGCAGCTGGGAATAGCCCTGCAAGAATAGCTGCGTAGTCACCAACAGTTTCTCTAGCTACAGTCTGTCCAGTGGCTATGTCCCTACCAGTTGCAACCTTAAATCCAGTTTGGAAGGCAATCGGCGTCATTCTGGCTAGGGTCTTACCTAGTTGCTGAGCGCTACCAGCAACATTCTCATTTAAGCTCTTTGCGGTGTCGTAATTAAACTGCCAGTTATTCACAACTTCGTAGAGTGCAAATGGGGTACGAATACCTAATGCACCTTCTTCTGTCATGCCAGGCAAGATTACCTGACCACTTCTATAACGGAACCAGTCTGCAACACCTTCTGGGTTTGCAAATGATGTCCCCCTGCTCTGAGGCTGTTCTCCGTTTAGTGAGTTTAGATAGTACAAAGCGTTGTTAATTGCATACAGCTCACGAGAGTTCTCCATTGCCATCTTGAAGGCCATGACGTGCGCCATACGCAACCAGGTATAGAAGGAGCTAATTACTGCAGAGTTTCTGCGCTCAAATGAACCAAGGCTCTTGTTAGTTGGGTGGAAGATTGCTAGTTCGTCTGCAACAAAGTCAAGCGCTTCGTCAAGGCTCCTCCATGAACGGCTCTGGATAATCTTGTTAGCGTGAGCTGCACGAATTGCGTTGCTGTATACAGATGCAAAGTCACCACCAACCTTACCAGCGATTTGTGTTGCCCTTGCTACACGAGCTCCGACTTTTTGACCAAACTTTGCTTTTTCCAAGTCTCTTGCGTCAAGAATAAGTGAGTCATCGAGACCCTGGATAGCGTTCACAAAAACGTTCTTTTCAAAGATGCCTCGTCTTGTCATACCTTCGACAAGCTCATCTGGGTCTAGCTTTGTGCGCTTGACGTTGCCACCTGCGCCAACCAATCTGATTGTAGGAGCAAAACCTTCGGCATCTGCTTTTGCAATTGCATCAGCATCAGCACCCCATGACTTAGTAACCAAACGAAGCTGCTGCTCAAGTGCAGTTGCCATACCTGTGCGCTTTGCAACAAAGTCTGTCAAGCCACCGTACTCAGCTGGCAAAGTTCTAGCGATGTAGCGAGATGCAAGCCTAGTTCCCAGAATCATGTCAGCTGGGCTAGTGCCACGGATTACTGCAGTTGAAAGGTCGCTAACAAGGTTAAGTGTGTGGTAGCCCAAACGGTTTACAGTCATAAACACCTTGGCTAGACCAGTCCACTGGCTAACCTGCTTTACAAACTCATTGCGAGGCTTGGTAACCATTTCGTTCCAGTGTCTAACTACTGCACCAACCTGGCCTGCAATTTCAGGCGGGAATAGTGCACCATCTTTTGGAGAAGGTAGGGCGTTAATAATATTTGACTTCTGGCCTATACCAGCGCTTTCGATTGCAACCCATCCAGCGTCCACTGCTTCTTTGTAGCTGTTGAACTGGTTTTTCCATCCGAAGTTTGCAACTATGTTTGCAGCAAGACCCTGCTCTGCTTTTGTTACAGAGATTGCTTTTACCAAGTTCTCAAACAACTGAATTGGGTGAAGACCAGATTCCAAGGATTCGCCTAGGCGACGCAAGCGCAATTGTTCTTCATCAGTTTTTATGTTTTTAGCTTTTACAAAAGGCAAGGCTTCAAATACTGATTCCATACTTTGAACCATAGATTTCTCATCAAACTTAGGGTCTAAAAAGTCTTTAAGGCCAAAACGCTCAATAGCATTCATTAAACCATTCTTGTTCATCTCGCTTAGTGCCTGACGGATAGGACCAATCATTGGTCTTATCTTCATGGCAATTTCACGAGTTACACCTTGCACGCTCTTTGGAATCTCACCACGAGAGATGGCGTAGCCAAGTGCATCTGCAAAGTCAGCTGGAGCAGTGTCTCTGTACTCACGCTGGATACGGGTCAAGAATTGTGCTGTGTTTGAAGTACGCAACATACCAGAGGTTTCTTCTTTTCTGGCGAGCGCAATCAGGTCTTCTTTATTGCGGAATGATGAGAACCTTTCAGCAAGCTGACCAGTCGCAACTGCCTTGTCGCCCTTGAAGAATGAATCGAACTCAACATCTACACGCATGACTTCTGGGATAATTTCGTCAGCGTAGTGAACTACTGGAGGCATGTCCATGTCTGCAGATAGCTGCTTTAGCTCTAGCTCTTGCAATTCCTGCATTGCTGAAACAGCTGGGTCATCAATAACTTGGTCGTACTTGCCAATTTCCTTTGACATCGCAGCAGCAATCTCTTCACCATGCTTTACAGAGTTTGCGACTCTGGCATTTGTAAGAATAATGTTTTCACGCTTTAGTGCCTCTTGTAGTTTCTTGCCACTAAGGACTTTAAACTCAGGAACGACTGGAGTCTCGTCAACCATTGTCCTGGCAACTCGACCAGCCTCGCCTGCAACATAAGCTCGTTCCATCTCCTCAGCTAGTTGGCGTGCAATAGTTGGGTCGTACTGGTCGGATGGAACCCAAGTGCCAGCCTGGTAATGGAAAGTTTGTATTCCGCTTTCGGCTGCACTCTTACGAGCCTTCTCAAGTGCTTTCTTTACTTGCTGGTATTCCTTTTCCCATGCAGCAACTTCTTGAGTGCCACCATCACGGACAATTCCGATTCTGGACATTACTTCTTCAAATTGCTCTTGGGCTAAAGTCAGCTTGTCCTGTACTGCTTCAAGCTCTGCAGGCTTCTTGTACTTGAGCCCAGCAGCTGCCTGAGCCTGTGCACGCTCTGGTGCCACGTGCATGTCAAGTAGGTAAAGCTGAGTGCGAAGTAGCGACTTCTCCTGGTCGTCAAGAATTTTGATTATAGTGCCCGCTGGAGCATCTGGAGATAGGGGGAGTTTTCCGTATTGTGCAAACTGCATTGCATAGGCAGTAAAGATATCTTCAGCGTAGCGACCACCCTGAGCTGCAAAGATATTTCCAGCAAGTGCAAGTCTGCGGAGGTATTGCCTCACAACCTCTAGCCTTACATAGTCAGAGGTTTCGCCAACTGAGTCTGCAGCACGCATACCTTCACGTAATGAGTTTAGAACGTCATCTGAAATTGTCTGAGCTTCACGAACCCAACGGTCAGCTGAGGCTACAGCCTTGACCAAGTGAGCTTCTCTTAGCGCAGCAATTGTTTCTGGCTTTAGTAAATGTTCAGCCATTGCAGCAGCAATCTCAGGCTGCCTAGCCTTGAAAGCTGGAGTTGGAGTCTTCATCTTTTCCGACTTGCTTAGAATTCGAGTTACAAGCTCTTCAGCAATTTCAGCTTTGTCAACGATACTTTCTTTACCATCTAGTTCAAGCACACGGCGGGCAGCGTCGCCAAAACCCATAAAGCCCATGGTATTTTTGTCGTAGTCGGCGGGGCCTGTAACTGGGAAGAAGGCTTGACGCAAAATGTCTCGTCCACCAGTTGAGTCAAACGCTCTAAAGATATCGCCCATGTGGACGTACGCAAAGTGGGCATCTGCTGCTTTGTTATAGTTCGGTTTGCGACCCTCAGCCTTAGCAGCTGCACGCTCTGCCTTGTATGCAGCGTCAAATGTAAAGTCGTTAGCTTCTTTTAGCCTTGTAATTCTTACGCCAAGAATTCCAAGCAATCTGGACGCTTGGTCCATTTGATAGATAAACTCATCAATCTGCCTATCAGCACCAGCGTTGCGTAGTTCAAGTTGCTTTTCTTTACCTAGCTTGTTCGCAGGAGTAAGGACATTAGGCTTACCCTTACTTTTGATGCCCTTAGAGATACGGGCCCTGATAAGAGCAGTAAGTTTCATAACCATGCGAAATTCGTCAGCTTGAGTGAATACGTTAGGCAAAACAGCCCCGTTTGGAGAAACATAATTTTGGTCCGAAACCTTTTTTACTTTTTGACCAAGAGAAGAAACGGTTTCAATGTAATCCTCAGATTGCTCAATAACTTGGGTGTAGTTGAACTTGTTTGTCCATGATTCACGGAGAGCCAATGTCACCATGTCATCGCCCTCATTCCAAGTGCGACCAGTTGCTGGAGAGATACTGTCGCTAAACTGCTGAGCTAGGGCAGATGCAGATTCTTTTGAAAGAGCGTCCTGAATCCATTCTGGAGTAATGGAGGTATTACCAGCTAACTCGATTGCGTTGACTGGAGTTGGCTCCTGCATAAATTTGATTGCCTGGGCAAGCAAGTCATCGTAGCTAATTCCGTTAGCCTTCATTAGCTCGCTGACGTCACCAGCTACAGCTACCTTTACCCTCATGTCAGCGACGGTCTGTGGAACTTCGTTTAGGAAGATGTTACGTAGCCCAGTACCAGTCCCACCTTCCATTGCCTTTAGAGTCGACTTAGTAATCTGGTTTTCTGGGTCAATCTCCTTGAAGATTCTAAGTAGTGAATCAGAGTTGACGCTTTCACCGTTGCGTAGACCAGCAATAAGTTCGTCAAGATTTTTGTAAGTGACGTTCTCGTACTGGTTCAACAGTCTTGCTTCAAGTAGTTCAAATTGCTTATTAGCTTCAGCGCTAAATCCCTTTAGGATTCCAGTAGCTTTTACTTGGTTAGCAATGTCCTCGCCAAAAACAGAAACAAGACTGTCATACACTTTGGTTTCGGTTCTAGCAATTGGGTCTTTAGCTTTAGCAAGAGTTGCAGCTTCGTCCATAATTTGCTTAAGTTTATCTGCAACCTGTTTTGCTACATAGTTAGGAACATCTTTAATGTAGTTAGGGAATCGCTCTGGCAGTTTACTTAGCGGGACAAGTGAGTTATCAACCCTAATTACTATGTTGGAAACTAAAGATGAAATCCAATTAATGTTTTCGTTATCTTTAGCAGTGGCTTGTAGCGTTTTCATCAAGGTGTATGGGGTTTCTAGTTCGCCTTCAACCTTAGCTAGCTTGATAGCATTATCGAAGTCTTTTCGTAGAGCTCTGTGAAGGTAGCGCATTGCAGTTGAATCAGTAAGCGTACCATCTCTAATAATGCGACGGAGCAAGCGCTGGTTAGTCATAGCAAGGCGAATCTTGCGACCAGGGGTTTTGCTCGCTAGTTCATCAACCTTCTTTAGAATCTTCTTGAGGACAGTACCTTCTTTTGTCGTTACCTTACCTTTACCTAGGTCAGCAAATGTAAACTGAGGTGTCGGCGTCAAATCCAGTGCTGGCTTCTTACCACTAGCTACTCTGCTAGGCGTTACAACCTTGCCAGTGTTGTAAGCTGCAGCTGCAGCAGAGGCTTCCGCTTTGGTCTTGAAAGTTTCAATGTAATCACCAGCACGGACAATGTACTCGTCCACGCCCTTGGTTTTCTTTACAGTTGCTTTAGGCGCTTGTGCTTTTTGGACTAGAGATGCTTGTGCACCATCCATGTCAGCAAAGACTTTTACTTTCGTCCCATCGTAAATCCAGACTGAGCCATCTGTAGCTTGGTGAGGTGTATTCTTTTCTAGTTGGACACTCCCTCCGCCTTCAGCTGGGACATCTACGGCGTCAACGCCATCCTCTGTTTGGCGAGCAGCGTTGACTGGTAGCTGGTCAACAGAAACCTCGCCAACTTGCTTGCTGTTAGCGTTTGCTTTAGTTTCTTTTGCGAGCGCCTTGGCATCTTCTTTTGTGGCACGTGTACCGATGTTCTCGCCAGATGAAGTCTTGACAATCCATTCTTCACCCTGTCTTGCGACAACTACACCAGCGGTACTGGAAACGTTGCCCTTTAAAACGTCAGAGAGAGTCTCTCTAGCTAGGTCAGAGCGCAAACTTGAAAGCAAAGCTTTCTGTCCAGCCTCAAGAGCCGAAGATGTGACTAAGCCTAGATTTAGCTTTACAGGACCAAAGCTTATTGTTGGCGGGATTGGAGTAGTCGTGTAAGTTCCAAGTCTGCGGATTCTTTCGACTTCGCTAGCAACGTCTACGCCAAGAGCACGTGCTGTTTCAATCTCGGACTGCTTTATCTTTACCTTAGGCTCTTTAACCTTGGCAACTGGCAGAGCCTCAGCTTCTCTAGTCTGCTTGAACCTGCTAACCATGGCAGCTTCACGTGAGACCTCGCTCTTTAGGGCTGCTGTAGTTCCAGCCTTAACGGCAGCAGCGCCACCCTTGACTAAACCTTTTACCGCACTGACAGCTCCAGACCCAGCAAAGGTTAGAGGGTCATTGATGATGTCGTAAGTAATACCAGCGACGTACTCGTCTAGTGTGTAATTTTTCTTTTCGCCAAAAAGCGTTTCAAGTCCATAGTTTACTTTCTCACCACGAGTCCAAGCGGTTGCGTTAGCCCAAGCAGCCTTCTCTATAAACTTATTTATGCGGTCAGCTTCTTCAGTTCCTACAACTGTTGCCTTTGGAATAAGAGCTACTGTCTCGCTGTTAGCCCCAGTTGGTCCACTAATCTTGTCAAGCAAGTAGACACGCATAGATTCAGTTATGACGCCTTTTTCAGTTAGCTCCCTGATGGCCTTTTCTTTACCAGAACCATAAGAAAGTCCAGTAGAAATTGCATCTATAAAGCCACCTAGGACGCCAACTGTCGCTCCGCCTGCAGCGTCTAGTTGCTTATTTACTTCTTTTTCAAACTTTTGCTGAAAGGTCTGTTTCTTTTGAGCTGGGGCAGCTGGTGTAATTGCCTTAGTAGGCGATGGCACAATGATTGGCAACCCACCCCTTGTACGCCCAGTAGATATTTTTGGCGCATCAATCGTAGGTGGCTTTGGCGATGGGACCGTTGGGGTCGTTTGAGCAGGTGGGGCGACAGGTTTGATTAGAGGCAACCCAGAGCGTGTTCTATCGCTAGGCTTGTTTTCGTTGTCTTTCGCCATGCTCTTCCTGGTTGTTGTTATACCAATTATAGGCTAATCGGGCAGAGTATGCGATTTAGTAGATAAGGTCGACTAGCTCGTTAGCGTAACCAGCGTCACCCTTTTTACCGTAAAGCTTTTGGTACCTTTGGTTAATTAGATTGCGAGGTGGCATTTCATCGGCGTTTCCTGCACGCAAGCTTGCTACGATTTTCCTTAATCTTTCTCTAATCGCTGTTGGGTCTCCTCCAGCATCAGTTACCTTTAAGTCCCAACCTATTGGGCCTTCAGGGTATTCTATAGGCGCATTTTCAGCACGGATACGAGCAGCTTCTGCAGTTCCTGCAGCACGAGCCTGGGCTGTACGAAGCGCAGCTTCTTGTGCTCGGCGAGCCTGAATCTCACCGTAGTTAGCCTGCATGACACCCTGGCGTCCTTGTAGCTGAGCGCCAGCTAGCTGTGACTGTACATCAATCTGCTGACCTTCAAGGCCAGATAGTCTTTGCTCTAGGTTGTTGCGAAGTTGCTCAAGAGCTGAAGCCTGCTGGTAGTCATAGCCACGAACTGCAGCGTTGACATCATTCTGAGCCTGCTGGCTCATTACGTTTTGTAGGGCTGCCCAAGTCTGCTGGTATTCGTTTGAACGAGCGATGCCTTCTTCGGCAGCTAGCTGTACTGGGCTTGAAGCAGGCATTGGACCTTGACCACGCTCACCAGCGGTAACCGCTAGCTGTTGTGCGCCAGCCTCGGAACCAGCACGAGCTTCGGCGGTTCTGTTAGCAAGGGCTAACTGCTGGTCAGCGATTGACTTAGTGAACTGCTCTTGAATCTTTAGCTTGTCTGCAGCACGAACAGTTGAAAGGTTTCCAAAGATAGATTTGATGTCAGCCTGGTTAGCAGCGTAACGAGTGTTAGCTGCACCCATCTGCTTGTTGATAAAGTCCATTGCTGGCTGATACATCGGAGTAGGGTCAACGTAAAGAGATTGTGCAGTCCTAGATGGAGTTACTGGGCCAACGCCTCTGCCTAGTCTTACGGTGCCTGAAATCTTCTCGCCTTTGTCAAGCTTGTTTAGGTCACGAATCTGTTTCGCAGTAGTTCCGTACTGCTGAGCAATCTGCTTAGCGTTTTGAGGTGTAGTTACCTTTACCTTAGCCATCTTAGACTCCTGTATATCTAGGCATAATGGAACTTAGCGCCTGTTGAATTGCTTGGTTTCTGTAGTCCTGACCAACTAAAGTGCCAGTCCAATCGGTGCCAGTGGCTCCGAAGTTAGATAGATACTGCTGACTTACTGCAGCCATCTGGTCCTTGATGCTGGTCTGAGCTGCAACCTGGCGAGCGTTTGCCTCAGCCTCAGCACGAGTCAGAGCTCCGTATGCTCCACCAGCCATGCCACGTGCAGCGTAGTTTCCAGCAAGTCTTTCACGGGAAGATGCTGCGCTCTTGTTGATGTCTTTTTCAGCCTGAGCTGCCTCGGTCTGCTGGTTCTGCATCTGAGCCAAAGCCTGTGCCCTTGCTACGTTGAATGCACTCTGACCGCCAGCAATAGCCTGTTGGTAAATTGGGTCGCTCTCTAAACTCCACTGGTTAGCAGATGTGGATGAGCCTGATGTACCTTCTGAAATTCCGCCAGTAACCTCAGCAGGAGTAGCTGTATCTGTAAATACTTGACCCATTGGGTCAGCGTTTGCAGGACTACCTAGCTTTACATCGCCCATTGCTCCAGCGGAAGGAATGCTGATACCTTGTCCAAGTCTGACGGTAGAGCCAGCTCCAAAAGCCTGTCCTCTTGTTTGCTTGTTTAGCTTAAGAATGTTGTCGGCAATAGCACGCTGTTGTGCTGTAGTGGCAGTAGGTGAAGCTTGCCTAGCAAGCCCAATAGCTTTTACAGGTTCTGTGACCTTTACTTTTGCCATTATCTACTAAACCTCAAAAAGTTAGGGCTGGCATAAGCACCAGCATTACCAGCTTTCATTTTACCAAGAATTGCGTTTCTTCGGGCCTTCATCTTCAAATCCCTTGCTTTGTAGCCTGTCTTGTCAACTGGGCCAGATGTAGGGGATTTCATGCCCTGCCCGTAGGTCTTAGAGCCAGCAGCGTAAGGGTTGAACTCAAAGGTTCCAAGGATGCGGTTGCGCTCTGCACCAGCCATTAGTTAGCTTCCCTAGCAATTTTAGCTTTAGCGCCTACCATTGGAATGATGCTAAAGACCTGAACAGGAGATGTGGCAGCCGTCCCGTCACAGGACAAGTATAGCTCAAAATAGATGCGTCTGAAGCGAAGCGAGTTGTCCAGCTTTGTTTCCATGCGGATTAGCTGCCCCTGAGGGAAATCCTCGATAACGGTCTCGATGGTTCCTGGGGTCTTTAGCCTGTCCCAAGTACCAAAACGGTCATCGAATTCGTTTTCCTGAGAAAGCTCATCCCAAGTGTAGAAGCTGTTGTCATAAGCGCCGTCGCTAGAAATCTCATCCCAATGAACAGCTAGTGCCTCTTCACGGATGGCAACTGGCACGGCAACTGCACGAACGATGCGGGCAGTAGTGATGTCTGCAGTCCAGAAATAAAGCCTCTTCCATTCCACAGGTGTATTGAAATCGTAAATCTTTGTTCTTAGCGAGCAGGTCATTTCTTCTGACCCGACAGAGCTTGTTGGGTCATCCTCGATACGGTAGACAGAGTAATCGGTAATGCCTGGAGCATCTACCTCAGCTGAGCCAGAGATTCCGTAGTATAGCTCTTCTTGCTCATCTTCAAACCTACGTGGGATTGTGACAAAGTATCCGATTCTTGATGCTGTGGTCCATTGCGACCAAGTTCTTGTGTCCATGTCGTAGCAATAAATACCGCCGTTGTGGAAGACTACGCAGCGACTACCTACCATGCTGATTGCGTGCTCAAATCTTCTTTCAAAAGAGCTGTCTGGGACGAATTTTACCTTCTCAGAGTTGAGTGGGTAATAGAGGTAGTTTTGGTATAGGTACAAGGTCTGACCAGATAGAACTAGGTGAGCGTTTTCAAACTTCACAACGCTTCGTCTAGTTTCGGCTCCGATGTCCTGCTGCATAACCTGCATGGTACCTTCTTCAGGTAGCTCGCCGTAGCTATAGCGGTAGGTTGAACGGTTTCTGAAGATTACGATGTCGTTGTATCCTTGAGCCATTGCGGTAATCCACTGACCGTCACCGCCACCAATCTCAACGTAAAGCTTTGCGCCAAAGCCATCTTCCCAGTTAAATACGCTAGTGGATACCCCAGATGGTCCAGCGGTAGAGATGTTTGACCAGTAAACGATGTTTGCTGTTGCGGTGCCCTGCACGCCGAAACCAAAGAATCTAGTCTGGAATAGCTCAATACCACCAAGATATGGCATGGTAGGTGTGGAAGTAAAAGTGCCAGCTTCCCAATATCCACCAGCCTGAGTTTCAGAGCAAAGCACAATTTTGTTTAGATACTGAGTACAATCAGAAGCTCTAAAAGTTGCAATCTGTGTCCAGGTTTTTGCTGTGACATTGTAAATCCAGGTCTTGTCATCAGTAACGCCTACAAGAAAGCGAACACCATCTTGTCTGATGTAGGTGCCAATAATGTCAAGGGGTTCAGACGCTGCTGGAGTTTTGATTACAACGTTGGAAGAGTTTTTCTCAAGGTAGATTGGCGGGCGAGAAGTTAGAGCACCGTTGGATGTGAACTCAAAGTTGATTACGCTAGCTAGCTCGGAATCCTCAATGCTGGACTGGTCCCAATAGTTATTAAGCCCTCCAGTGAATCTCTGTAAGGGTGCTGAGCGTTCTCTGATTATCTGGGACATTAGATGTAGTCGTCTGGGTCAGGCAGCAGTTGCTGGTATAAATCGGTCTGAGATAAAGTATCCTTTAGATTTAGCCTGTCTAGTCCTTCCCTGAATTGACCTAGCTTGTAAGCTGCTGCGGAATAGTTTTCGTCCATTTCAAGAGCCTGAGAGATTACGTAGTTGGTTAGTTCGTTAAAGTACCTGTCTGGGATGCCAAGAGTCTGAGTTAGCAGAGTCAGAGGCGTCGGGTTCTTTACGTATTCAAGCTTGATGGCGTTAGGGATGCTGACTGACGGCACTGGGTAAAACGTAATAACGCCAGCTCGTTCATACCAGACCTCTGGACGCTCGGCATTTAAGATGTTAGTTGGGTCAAGGGCTATGATGTATTCACGTGCTGCCTGTGGCGAGATGTTCTGAATAGGGTAGCCACTTACGTAGACAGCCTCAATAGCTAGAACCTTGTCATCTGGGAAGCTGTAGTCCTGCTGACCACCAACTAGGTTTGTAATCTTAGTTGCACGAAGAATAGGGTTGCTGTTGACGATTTCACGCTGACCGTCGTTAATCCAGGAAAGGATTGCTGGGTCACCTAGCTGGGCACCAGACTGGTCTCCGAACTGAGACCTGACCCTGAAGGAAACATCGTTTCCTGTGTAATTAAACTCTTCAGCTGGCATCGTTACTTCCTAAGGGTCTTGCCGTTGTGAGTCCAAGTGTGCTTCTTAGAAGCCATTGCACTCTTCATGAGGTCTTTGCGCTCTTCTAGGTACTCTTGCTCTTCTTTTGCCCTAAGCAAGGCGTTAGACATCTCTAACAATTGTAGCTTATTGACCTGTGAATTTGGGTCATGGGTGTTGTTTTGTGCAAGCCAAGCTACCAACCTAGCGTCAATTTCAGACTCTGCCATGTTTCTAATGTGGTAGGGCGGTGCCAAGTTTGGTTCGTCTACAAGAGCGAATGGTCTCTCTGGGTCAAAGGCTGGGTGACCTGGCTCCATACGAATCAATCGCACGGTAGGGAATAGGTCGCTGATTACACGGGCAACTCGTCGTTGCTCTTCGGTGTAGAGTCCGTCAATTCTAGCAAAGTTAATCATTAAATCCTCCTATGAAAAAACCCAGAGGAGTAGGCGAGACGGACCCACTCCTCTGGGAGTTTATCATTTTTTACAGTTCAGCGATGTTGCTCAACTTAGCGTGAGCGTTACGACGGTAGGTACCGATTTCACTGTACTGGTAAATGCGAGCCTCGTAGGCGTCAGTGTCTGCAACACGTGACCACATAGAGCCATCACGGTCCATCCATGACCAGTCCTTCTTGCGGTTGATAACCAGTTCCTTGGAGGACAATGCGTACAATGTTCCCTTTGGAGCTGCGTAGTCAGACACGAAGCGGATTGGCTTACCTAGAGCCTCGAAGGTGAAGGAACGCTGTCCACCAGTTAGGCCAGCGCCGTTGGTGAACTGACGGAATCCCTGTAGTAGGTTCCAGTAAGCGTTGTAAACACCAGGAGAAGCGAGGAATACGTCAACGTCTCCACCCTTCTTGTCAACACTCTGAACTAGGTTGATAAGGTTCAACTCAGTTAGGGTGCCTGGGGTTCCTACGCTTCCAAGAGCAACCTCAGTAGCTGCCCACACTGGGGTAGTTGCTGGGTCAATCTCGTGTAGTTCTCCAGTAGCCTTAACAATTGCACCTAGACCAGTTAGCTCCTTGCCAAAGCTGTTTACTCCGTTTGAAGAGCGAACGATGATGTCGTTAGCGCTGATGTTGGTGTTGAAGGTTCCAAGGGTACCAGTGATGGTAATTACCTTGGTGGACTCGTTGATTGACACGATTTCGATAGACGATGCTGCGCCAGACTGCTGCTTTACACCAGTGGTTGGGTCAACTACGTCGATAACCATGCCCTCTTCGAGCCAGTCAGTTGCATCTACGGTTAGAGTGGTAGAAGAAGGCTGAGCTGTAACAACTGCTAGCTTTCCGCTTCCATCACCGTAAATCTGACGGTTTAGGTCCTTTGAAAGGTCTCTCTTAAGACCCTTGATTTCCATGTCAACTACGTTGATGAATGCGTTGTAGTCGTCTGCTGCCTGCTCAAATAGCTGACCGTCAACCTCGATAGCACCGTATAGGTTCTTTAGGTATAGGTGAGCCTGCTTGTACTTCTGAGCTCCAGCAATAGGTAGCTTCTCACGCACACCACGAGCACCAATTCCTTGGTTACGTCCGATGTGGGTGTCGAAGATTACTTCTTTACCGTTGCGGGTAATGTTCTGCGCTGAAGCCTCAATGAACTCAAGCGCTGGGTTCTTGTCACGTAGCTGCTCGTGAAGGTCGCCGTAGACGAGCTTTAGAGCCTCTGACGCAAAAGTCAGAATTCCCTGACCTGCCATTTTTCACTCTCCTAAGAGTATAAGTTAAACGAATAATTTCTAATCGTCACTTGCCCTGACCCTCTTAGGGGCTGTACATCGGACTAATCTATAGTATCACGTCGGGTAATACTACGACTATAGTATACCTTGGTTTGCCTTCTGATAGTCCTTAAAAAGTTGTTCCATCATAGCTCTTTTTCCTTTGTCGTCTTTAGGGACTTCAAGGTTTTGAGCCTGCACACCAGCACCGCCAGCTGAACCAATAACCATTGGAGCATCCTCAGCTGGAGCTGCGCCAGCTCGCTGGAATGTGCCAACCATGCCCTGAAGTTGCTTAGCTGCATCTGCAACTGAGATTTCACGACCAGCGTTTAGGGCTGCGTTCATTAAGTCGTAGATAGCCATTTCATGAGCTTCGGTAATGTTGTACTGGCTACGTAGAGTGCCCATTTCGGCCTCAAGCTCTACAGTGTACTCAGCCGTAGCTTTTTCTAGCTCTTGAGACTGGATGTAGTTGGACTGCTCTTCCTGAAGGCTTCTTAGCTCCTGTAGCTCTTTCTTTAGAGCTGAAGGAATGTCAGAGTCGTCAAACATGTCGTCAAAGTCTTCGCCAGACTCTTCTTCCATAATGGTCTTTGCAGCCTGCTTGGCGTCTTCCTCAAGAAGGCCTTGGCTTAGTAGGTAATCCTTTAGAGATGCGTAAACCTCAGTTGGCTGGGTTTCGATAGCACGGGCAAGGTTGATTCCGCCAAGAATGACCTCAGGCGATACACCCTGGTCTACGTATTCCTTAAACGGAGTGAACTTCTCCATTTGCTGCTGGTAATACTTGTCCTGCTCTTGTAGGTGCGGTATTACCTTCTGGTGCCAAGCTTCTGGCAACTCAGATAGAAGTTTTTCGTGGGCTGGGTGTGCCTTGTATTCTGGCTCTCCAGATGGTGCTGGTTCTACTACGTTGGTCTCGGCCTCTGTAGTCTGGTCAGGGGTTACCTGCGTCTCTTCAGACATATTGTTTCCTTACTGTAGTTGTTCAGATGTTTGTCCAGCCTGCTGAGGCATCTGCCCAGCTTGCTCAGACGGTAGAGCTGTTGGTTGTCCTGGAGCTGCTCCCTCTCCCATCATTCCCATCATAGCCTGTTCCATCATCTTTTGCTGTAGTGCTGCTTCGTGCATAGAGATGTGCTTCTGGAACTCAGCCTTTACAACGTCAGGCAAAATCTCGAAGGATTGGCTCTTACGGAATCTGTTGTGAACTTCGATGTGGACAGCGTGGTTGTCGTAGTCGTGAACTGGGATAACCGCTGGGACTTCGAGTGCGATTGGGTTGCCTTCTGCGTCGGTCTGTCCAGGAACGGTCTTGTCTGGGTCGCCGTTTGATGCGCCCATCTCCCAGTTCATCTGGAACTGCTGTACAGCTTCGTCGGTTAGACGCTTCATCATCAAGTTCTCTCGCTGAGACTGGTTCTCGTCTAGCTTGAGCAAGTTGTAGTATTGCTTCAGCATTCCCATATCTAGGATGCGTAGACCGTCCTGTGGAGAGATAAAGCCCATCTTCATCCACTCGGTAATAAGTGCCTGGCGAGCTGACTTTGAAGTTGGAAGCGCCGAGCCTGACTCTACTCGTATGTCGTTTCCTGATGCGATATCAGCACCTGATAGGACGGTTGCGTCGAATGCGCCGTCGCTTCCAACAGTCTTTATCAATCTAGGCTGAGTGACGTACTGGATAAACAAAGCAATAGAGTGCTTTGCAATCTTTTCTACGGCAGCTTCAATTGCAGAGAATACGGTTGTTAGGTAGGCGTCGTCTCTCTCCTGTAGGTAGTTAATCGCAGTAGCAGCGGTTACTCCGCCACTTTCACCACGAGAAACTGCGTGCTGACCTGATAGGTCCTCGAAGTCCATTTCAAGTTGCTTGACTTCGTTGATTACATACTGAGGTAGTGGCTGGATTGGTACAGGCGTAGGGTACTGGAAGCCTGGACGAATAGGCACCCAGATACCAGCACGTGCTGTAATCTTGCGAGGGTCCACTGAGCCCTCTTGGAACATCATTTGAGGCTTAGCCATCAAGTTCTTGGCGTGAATAATCTGAGAACGAAGCCTGTTGTACTCACGCTGGATTGGGATAAGAGTTTTTACTGTGCCACGACGGTAGAATTTTCCAGTCGGAATGGTTCCAACGTGAGCGAATGGGTACTGCTTGTGAGAGTAAGGAATGCCATTCTCAGCCATCTGGACAATCTCGTTGTCGACGATGGTGACAAGGCCACCCTTTGGTAGGTAAGGGCATCCGTTTGGCTTAGCCCACATCTCAATAACCAAGATTGCATCTGGCTTTGAGTTGTCTACGTTTCTCATGTCCATCAAAGCAGCGTCAAGCAACTCAGACGTAGAAACCTTTGCTGGCTTGAAGTCCTTAGGTAGAACTGAGCCAAAGTTGGAACGCACCCATTCTTCGCTCTTTGTATAAACGTTGAAGATGTATGGCTGTGATTCTAGGTCTTCTTCAGATAGGTCAGGTACGAACAAGTGGAAAGGCGATACTACCTCAAACTTGACGTCGCCCTGTGAGGCAACCTGCTGGATGACCTTTTTCTCGCCAGTGTATGGGTCAACAACTGGGGTTGGGACGATTTCCTTGATGGATGGGTCCCAGTAAGTCTTGATAAATGCGTTACCAGTAGTAGCTCTCCAGAACTCAGCCTTCTGAAGAATGCGAGTCTGGAAACTTTCACGGTCATAAAGTGACTGCCAGACCTGTTCGGCTGCGCTAGCTGCCATTAGGTCATCGTCATCGTTAGACGCAGGGATTACAGTGGCTGATGGGTGGCCTGAAGTTGTCTTAGCAATCTCTGTGCGTACAACTGGCTCAATGCGGTTTACTGTTACACGAGGCAAGCCCTGTGGGTTTGGCTCTTCGGCAAGGACCTGACCGTTTCCTAGTCTGCGCCAGGAGTGGTACTGGTTGCCATTGTAGAAGGATAGCTGGAGATACCAGTCTTGCTCTTCGGTCTTGCGGGACTGCTTGCACTTCTCGTATTCAGACTTGACCCAAGCGACTAGCTTCTTGGCTTCTTCCTTCTTCTTGAAACGGTTGATAATTTCGCTATCAGCCATCTCGCCTTCAAGTGCGTTGCCAGACAGGTAGTTGCCGTCCATGCCCTCAAAAAATTGCTCAGTTGCCATCGTCCAAATCCGAATCGTCCATTAACCGCTTCCAGGCCTCCGTCATCTCTCGCTCTTGTTGTTCAAAGAGCTCAATTTCGTCACCTGATAGATATGGTCCAGTATACCTTGTTTCTGGCTCAACTGTCACTGTTTGGAGCTGCTGGAACGTCATGGGTTCCTTCGACGCTAGCAGATTCATTGCGTGCTTTATCGTCGCTGCTCTTTGCTTTTCCAGATTTACCATTTCCTGCATTGCCACTTTTAGGCCTCTGAACAGGTACACTGCTGCTGTTGTCACTGCTGCCAGAAACAGTAAGAATAAAATCAGTGACGCTACTACGTATTCCATTGATGAGCTCCTCTACGTGGTCTGGAATCTTAGTGATGGTGTTTTCACGGGAAGCAATTTCCTGCTCCAGTTCGGCTATCTTAGCCAGTAGTGGGGCCTCTGGGGCATACCCATTGAATACAGCTAGGTCCATTACACACTGCTTGCAAAGCATGGCATTTCCACCACTTAGCAGGTCTGCGCCTAGGTCATGCAGGTCGATGTTGCTACGGCATCCGACGCAAGTGCCTGGGAAAGGCCCGCCGTTTGCGAATACTACGAAATGTCTCTTACTCATCCTTCTAACTCTCTAACTGAGGACACGCCTCGCCATTGGTCTCCCCACTCATCTTGGTCGTCATACTCGGAGAACTTATCGCTCGCTCCGAAATGCTCCCTAAACTCTGAGTGGAACTTTTCTCTTGTTCTGTTGCCTGAAAGCTGCTCTGGCGTCAAGTCATCCATGAAAGTCATGGCGTACTTAAGAGCATCATAGCAGTGATTGTCTTTATCTCTAATGTCTTCCAGCTTATTATTTTGCTCAGCTACCTTAGGGCTAGCCCACTTTTTCCATTTCAGCTTAGGCAGCTCAGCAATAAGATGAGGGCAGTCGTCAGTAACCATCAAGAAGGGCTTCTTGGTCCTAGGGTTCATCTTGAGATACTGCCTAATCTTCTCAAGCCCAATTCGCCTGTCCTTGGGGATGGAATCTACGGAGATAAAGATACCCGCCTTCTGGTATTCCTGCAGAATCGAGGTCCCAGTATGCTCCTTGGTCTGCTTGATAGCAGGGTCCCCTGTTGTCAGGTAGAGCTCAGCCCCTGTTTCAGCGATAATCTGGCTGGTTTTGCGGTTCACAATCTCAGCATGTTCGGCAACGTTCAATTTTGCCTGATAATGCTCGTCAAAGACAATCATTGTGCCGTCAGATGAGACAGCTATCCACAGCCAGACCGTAGGGTTGGCGTAGCCTGAGTCCATAGTCCTGATAATGCGGTGTTCGGGGCCTGGTTTAAAGGTGCCACGTGGGATGCAGTGGGTTACTGGGTTGAAATCAGGGAATACGGCACCACCAAGGTGGACATATTGACCCTTGCTACGGATGATTCGCTCTTCTTCGGGCAGCATATCCAAGAACTCCTGGATAGCCTCACGGGATAGGGTAGGGTTGTCAGCCATCTCAGCCTCGACAATACCGATTGGCTTAGTGCCTTCCTTAGCTGGTATGTAGATATCCTCAAAAATCCACTCCATACCTTGGACTGGAGTCTGAGACATCCACCAAACACCAGCAGTATCGACCAGACGTGCCAGACACTCACGGAATACTGTCTGGGGGCACTCCTCATCGAAGTGAATAAAGTGCCTGGACGAACCAGCGAACTTGTCTAGGTCCTGGTCTTGGGACATAAACTCCACAAAGCTGCCATTATTCAGGGTAAGTACGTGACGTTCTTTGGAGTAGCTGTCTTCCCAGCTACCATTTATCAGGAATTTCTTAGGAAGCCATTGCTTATATAAAGGCAAGATAATCTTGTCCACACCATTCAAGAAGTCAACGGCGACCACACGGCCTCGGATAGGGCCTTCTGGGGTCTTGCGGAATGGGTGGCTGTGAGTTAGCCACCAGATAGCTTCGATAGTGGAGCCTAGGGATTTACCCGAACGGTTACCCCCAATGTAAAGCCTATTCTTTTGGGGCATCTTATGGAAGATTGCCTGCTTCTCTGACGGGGTATAGTCGTATAGATTAGGTACATGGCTAGCCTCATTTAGCCCTTCGCCTAGTTGGAGGAGGACCGTCTGAAGGTCGTAGGTTTCTTTAGCCATGGATTAGTTTTACCAAGTCAGATAGCGTCATCCGCACAACTGTTTGGTCGATGCTGTCCAAGTGAGTCCTTAGATAGAAGATATCGCCAAGTCTAGCGTATGCCCACCATTCCCCAGCTCTGGGGTAGCCTACCCCTGCACGCTGGGTAACTAGGAAGCCAAACCTGCCTTCGGCATTGTCTCTTTCAAGCTCAGCCTCGGCAAGCCATTTCTTGCACTGTTCGTAGCTGGCATCCTTAGCCATCTTGCCACCCTTGACCTCAAAGACGATAAGGCCATATGTCTCACGTAGCCAGACATCGCCTTCATCGTCGCTGCCCTTTAGGACATTGCGGTGGGCATCTAGCGGGCTATACCCAGTAGATAATAGATAGTTTCGCACCGCTGTTTCAGCTTTGGTGCCAATTGATTTAGCTTTACTCATTGTCGTCTCCTTACGGCTATAATACCATTATGGTCCAAATAAATCCCAGAGCATCAGTTCCCGCTGAAGAAGTAAACCTTTTTCACCTGAACTCAGATAGGGATGCTGGGCCTACTGCTCAACATCATACACTGGGCCTAGGACCCTCACAGGCTTCCCCTGGCAATCACACCCATGACGGCAGAAACTCTAAGCGCCTTGACCTAAAAGAGTTGACTAGCAAGTCAACCCCATTCACTGTTGTGGGCGGAACTTTAGGCACTCAGCCGACCTTTACTGGCGCTCCACTATTTACTGGCAGCTACACTAAGATAGGTAACCTTTGCCATTTCCAAATTGACGTGGACATGGACAACATAACTAGCTTTGGAACTGGTCAATATTACATGAACTTGCCATTCCCAGCTGAACATAACTACCTAGTCAGTGATGGCTGCCTACATGACATCTCAGCTAGCGACCAATACTCTGTCATGGGCCACGTTGTCGCTGGCTCAAATCAGCTGCGCTTGCTTAGCGTTGCCTCAAACGGTAAGCACGTCCCTTTTACTCACAACGTGCCAGTAACTCTTGCTGTGGCAGATAACTTTCACGTTGCGGGAACGTACGAAATACAACAATAATAGTGTAGAATAGGGACTATGCCTGTAGTCAATCTAATCCAACTTAGACGTGGTACCGCTGCACAGTGGGTCACAGCTAATCCAACTCTTGCAGCTGGTGAAACTGGCTTTGAAACTGACACTGGTAAATTCAAGCTAGGAAACGGCAGCCAGAGCTGGACCGCACTAAAGTACGCTGGCGGTGGTGGCATTGAAGTATCCGAGACTGCTCCAGCTAGCCCAGACCAAGGCGCTCTTTGGTTCAACTCCAGCAACGGAATTACCTATATTCGCTATGATTCTTACTGGATTGAGCTAAGCCCAGCGATTACTGGACCAGTAGGTGCCACTGGGGCAACTGGTGCCACTGGTGCCACAGGTGCCACAGGTGCAGCAGGCCCAACGGGACCAGCTGGCGAAAACGCTTTTCACCCATTTTTAATAGGATAAGGAATAGACATGCCGTTCGTTTATAAGACATTAGGTCAAACTGCCCCAGCTGACACTAATAATGCCAACATTTATACTGTGCCATCTGCGACTCAGGCAATCGTTTCTAGCATTGTAGTCTGTAATACTACAACTTCACCTAGTAGCTTTAGAGTCTTTCAAAGGATTGACGGAGCTACAGCTGCAGCATCAAATGCGGTAGCTTACGACGTTGCAATTGCAGCTAACTCGACCCTTTCTCTTGAGCTAAAACTTACGATTGATGCAGCCGATGTAATAACAGTCAGGTCAGGAAACGCAAACGCCCTTACCTTTACCTTGAACGGAAGCGAAATTAGCTAATGCCGATTTTTAGCACAGTAGCAGGCGGGGCTAGCTTTGTTCCTACTGGCTACTCAAACTTAGCTACTATAACCTCAACTGGTACATGGACTCATCCTGGTGGGGCGAGCGTGTCAAGCCCAAAGCAGGTTTTTGTCGTTGCCGTAGGTGGCGGTGGCGGTGGCGGTGGCGGTAGTTCGTCATCAAACGGTGAAGGTTGCGGTAGCGGTGGCGGTGGCGGTGGCTCTGGCTCCGTTGACGGCGGAGAAGCTGTCATAACTGGCGCAGTGTCAGTTGTAATTGGAGCTCAAGGCGCTGCTGGTGCAGGCACTGGTTCTTATAACTCACTTAACTTTGGCAGCAACGGAGCAAATGGTGGGCAAACAAGCTTTGGAACAACTGGAAACTCAAACTTTGCTTTTAACGCATTAGGCGGTGAAGGTGGGCAAAGTGGAAGAATGTGGGGATACAGGACCGCAAATTCTGGAAATGCAATATTTACCACAATAGCCAAAGGCGGAGCGCCTGGCGGGCAAGGATTTTTGCTTGGACCAGCTAGGGCACTTGGGCACGGAAAATCAGGTAATGACACAAACAAGAATGTTCTTGGTGGTCTAGTATCTGGTTCTGGCGGTGGAGGTGGCGGTAGCTGCAGCGGTGTTGGTACGGGTACTGGAGCAGGGGCAAGCGGTGGCATAGGCATTTTTGGTAATGGCGGTAATGGTGGTAATGGGGCTGTGTACAACGATGGCACTGCTGGAACGAATGCAACTGGTTACGGAGCTGGCGGTGGCGGTGGCGGTACTGGTATACGTCCTAACTTTCAAGGTGTGTCAAGCGGTGCTGGCGGAAACGGCTCCCCAGGTGTCGTCTACATTTACTATTAAGAAGGATTTATAATGAGTGTCTCCGTCTTTCCAGCACCAGCATCGGTTGCTAGCGCTCCGTCATTTAATAGGGTTGCGGTCATAACGAGCTCTGGTACTTGGACTCACCCTGACGGAGCATCTGCATCTAGTCCTAAGCAAATTCTAGCTATTGCTATTGGTGCTGGCGGTGGTGGTGGAAGTGGCGGTCCTAGTAGGAATGGAAGCATCACCCTTGCAAGGGCTTTGGGCGGTGGTGGTGGTGGTGCTGGTTTCGTTTCATCAGCGTACGTGCCACTTACGGGGCAAGCTACAATTACTATTGGCTCTGGAGGTACTGGAGGAGCTGCAGTAACTAACAGCACAACAGATTCTGGTGGATTCGGGCTTCTAGGATTAAACGGCGGAGCGACCCTCGTTGCTTTTCCATCTAACAGCTACCCTACGTTAGAGGCAGAGGGTGGTTTAGGCGGGGGCCCTGGTGCTGCTGGGCGTGTGGACACAAACAGTGCATTTTTACAGGGTAGAACAGTAATGCAAATTGCCTATGGGGGTAGAGGGTCCTCTGAAGGCGGGTCAAGTTCTTGGGGAACTGGTGCAAATGGATTTAGTCATCACATGGGAACTAGCGTTTTTCCTGGAACATTAGCTGCAGGGTCTGGTGGTGGCGGTGGAGGAGTCAACTCAGATAACTCTTTCAGCGGAGGTACTGGCGGTACTCATCCAACTGGCAACGGCGGAAACGGCGGAGCATCTGGAAGAGGCGCTAACGGCACAGCTGGGTCCAACGGAACTGGCTACGGGGCTGGTGGCGGTGGCGGTGGCGGTTGCACTTTTCAAAGCACAAACGCAGTTAGTGGAGCTGGCGGAAACGGCTCCCCAGGCGTAGTTTATATTTATTACTAGAAAGGTATAAAATGGCAAATTTTGCAATACACGATGGAACTACTGTGCTCAACGTAATTGTTGCTGATAGCAAAGAAATTGCTGAGCAGGTGACTGGGTTAGAGGCCATCGAAACTACTGGGCAACCCTGGGTTAATTGGATTTACAAAGACGGTGAATGGGTCGACCCTTTTTCACCAGTTGAGCCCGTTCAAACTATCGAGGATGAAGAGTTAGCTGCAATTACTCCCGAAACACCAGCAGAGTAAGGTACAATAGTAGCCATGCCAGCAATCGATTTCCCCAACAGCCCAGCCGTCAATGACACCTTTACGGTAGGTAGCATTACTTGGAAGTGGAACGGCACTACTTGGCAAAGCCAAGGTATCTCAGTAGCTGGCCCAACTGGACCTGCTGGAGCAAATGGTACTAATGGTACCAATGGTACTAACGGTACAAATGGTGCACCAGGTCCAGCTGGTGCCGATGGCGAAGCAAACTTTAGTTCATTCTTATTGATGGGAGCCTAAATGGCAACAGCATACAAAGTACTAGGTCAAGTTGCTCCTGGAGCGACCACTGATACAACTCTTTACACAGCACCCGCTGGAAAACAAGCGGTCATATCAACTCTAATTGTTGCTAATAGGGGTGCTGCATCTACCTCTTTTAGAATTGCAATTAGACCAGGTGGGGCTGCTTTAGCCAATCAACATTATGTTGCTTTTGATGTGACAGTCATGAACGCAGACGCTACGACACTTACTCTGGGTATAACCCTATCCCCTACTGATGTCATAACAGTCAGAGGCGGTTCAGCCGACCTAACGTTTTCTGCTTTTGGAAGCGAAATTGACCTTTAGGAGATGGCATGGCAATCACAAGACTGCAAACCTCAGGAATAGCTAGCTCCGCAAAATATAACAAAATAAGGGCGGGAAACCCCTTACCTCAAAAGGCAATAGGGGGCAATCAGGTTTTTGCCAGTGGCGGATTCTGGTGGCATGTATTTACTAGCTCAGGCACCTTTCAAGTTATTACAACAATACCTAGCGCTGAAACTTTAATTGTTGCTGGCGGTGGTGCAGGTGGTCGCACAGGGACAAACATTGGTGGTGGTGGAGGTGGAGCTGGTGGTGTCATCAACCCAACGCTTACCTCGGTATCGGTAAATTCTTATACAATTACAGTTGGTGCTGGTGGTCCAGAAAGAACCTCTAACGGAACAGGTTCTAACGGACAAAACACTACAGGTTTAAGCCAAACAGCAGTTGCTGGAGGTGGTGGTGGTGGTCCTGGTATGTACAATCCTGGTCAAGCTGGTGGCTCTGGCGGTGGTTCTTGCCGTACAACTGGTGGTGCTGGAACTGCTGGTCAAGGTAACAATGGCGGAAACGGTCAAAGTCAGGTTACTGCTGGTGGTGGTGGTGGAAAAGCCACTGCTGGTTCTAACGTCGGTGGCGGTAACAGAGCCCCTGGAGCTGGCGACACCTTCTTAGGAAGAGCTGTCGGTGGTGGTGGAGCTGGTGGAGCTGGCGATACTTCTGCACCTTGGGCTGGTGGTTTCGGTGGTGGTGGAGCTGGAAGTAACATCTCAACACCTGCAGTTGCTGGAACAATAAGCACTGGTGGCGGTGGCGGTGGTGGAGCTCAACAAAATGGAGCTGCTGGCGGTTCGGGTATATTTATAGTGAGGTATGCAGAATGAGTCATTTTGCCGAAATAGACGAGAACAATGTAGTAATCCGAGTCCTTGTGGGTGACAATGACATGCCAAATGAAGGATACGATTGGTTTGTTGAAAACCTAGGTGGTCGTTGGGTTCAGGCTTCCTACAATGGTAATTTCAGAAAGCAATTTGCAGGCACTGGGTATAAGTATGACGAAATTGCAGATGTTTTTATAGAGCCTCAACCATTCCCAAGTTGGACATTAGATGAAAATTTTGATTGGCAACCACCGACGCCAAGACCAGAGGGGCCTTACTTTTGGAATGAAGAGTCTCAGTCCTGGGAGGATTCCTCACTTCCAGAGGAAGTCTAAAGCGTTCTTGTACTTACCAATAATGTAATCGGATAAATATTTTTCTGGATTAGTATTTGGCTTAGTAAGCTTCGGAGCTACATCATGTAGGCCAATAATTCCATACCCACTGACGTCATCATGCTTGTCGACTTCTTTTATGGAGTCAAAATTATGCACGTGTCTGTCAAGCTCTAAGAAATTAGATATACCATCCATCGTTTCCTGTGGATTTTCCAGCAAATCATTGAACCAAACAATAAAAACTCTATCCCCATGATTTTTTAGCAAATTAGCTATTGATAAAATTGCCCTATCAATTTCTCCATTTAGTTGCATTAAGTTTTCAATTTGAGCATCTCCTTTATCCCTGTAATCCGTAATCCACAGATTACTATTTAAGTAAGGGGAATAGCCAAGGATTTTTTCTGTCCTATTTATTACGTTTGCGTAAGATGCTAGGACCTCAAGAATTGGGCGAAGAGTGAGAATTACTTTGCCATTTACATTTACATGCTGGCTTATATTATCCCAGTTATATGGGGTGCCCCATCCTCTGTTCTTGTCAATTACAACTGGCTTATCTATATGGGAGTAAAAATTGTCAGCCATGTTACTCATGACATTTTGATAGCCAGTATGAAATAAACCAGCTTTATAAGATTCGTAGTTGGGTATTTCCTTATTCACTTCATACAACATGCCAAGTAAATCAGTCTGTGGACTGGCGTAAATATCTGGGTGTTGATTCAGCAAAGCTGCCAATACGGTGCTCCCAGAACGGGGCAGGCCAGCCATAAAATGATACGTTTTCTCCATGTTTTGTCTCCTAAACATTTTCGGTTATTCAGAGCCTAGCATAACTTTAGGCTAGGCTAGGTAGTCTGGTACAATAGGGGTATGCAAACTAAACCTCAGATGCCCCTTGATGGCGTATTCAAGAAAGACTGGAAAGTTACGAGCCCCTTTGGGTACCGTGTGCATCCTATAGAAGGATACAAAAAACATCATAATGGCGTTGACCTTTGGGGCCCTAAGGCCAAGATTTGGAACGAAGCCTGGCACGATGGCACAGTCATTGCAGCTGGCACTTCTAAGCTAAAGAACGCCGATGGCTCCCTTGGTGGAGTTGGATGGTACGTAGACATCCGTTCCAAGATTAATGGCGAATGGTACGTAGCCCGCTACGCCCACATGGTCGAGAACTCTCTGACCGTTACCAAGGGCGAGAAGGTCAAGGCTGGAACCAGACTTGGTATCATGGGCAACACTGGCGCATCTGCTGGTCGCCACTTACACTTCGAGATTTGCAAGGGTAAGGTCCACCGCTGGACATCAGACGGTAAGGGCTTTGTAGACCCGCTAAAGTTTGTTAGAGCAACCATCGAACAATGGGAGCTAAAGCAATCAATAAACATGGCAACTCCTGACACTGGTGAGGTATTACCTGCCCCAGTGCATGGACCAGTCCAAAAAGTAGAGACAGCTAAGCCAACTGTTAACACTAAAAAGACAAGGAAGTAAGCCATGTGGTTAGACATCGCTCGTAGAACATTTGCAGTAATCGTCCTGAAGGTCACTGGTATCTTCGTAGGTGGAGCCGTAATCGGACTAGAGGTAGCTCAGGCTGTCGCTATGGCTGCCTTTGCTGGAATCATCGACGTTGCCCAGGAGCTGTCTAGGTCCTACCTAGCAGACGGCAGGATTGACGCTGATGAAATCAACAAGAGCTTTGGTAAGATTGCCGACAAGGACTCAAAGCCTAGCAAAAGGGACTAAAACTCACCCTTTTAGGATGCTTGACAGGGCTCTATAGGGGCTACTAAGCTTCAAGGGATACATGAAGGAGACGAGCATGTTAGAAGGCCTTACCCCGCCTATAAGAGAAGACATCTGTGCGTTCTATAAGAACGCCAGGGATACACTATCTGCTAAAGACCTCAAGATACTTGACGATAGCCTTGCCGATGTTCGGTGGAGCAATGTAGGGCTAGCCAAAGAACTCACTGAGCGTGGCTTCAAGTGTTATGATGAGCAAGTGAGATTACACAGGTCGAGAAAGTGCGCTTGTGCTTGAGAAACTACAGCCTCAGCCAGAGTGGAACTTAGTACAGCCAGCTAAGCCTGTCTACATCAACAACCCCAAAGAGCCTAAAAAGGTAAAGAGCAAACATAAAGTTTGGTCTATCCTGCCTGACCCACAGATTGGGTATCGCCACATTGATGGCAAGTGGCTATCTTTCCATGATGAGAAGGCAATGGATGTTGCCTTGCAAATCACCAACTGGCTTTATCACAATGACCGCATTGACGGCGTAATCAACTTAGGTGACTTCCTAGACCTACCTAGCCAAGGGCGCTTCGAGCAAGAAGCTGCCTTTGCTGGCACTACCCAATCTGCCTTTGACAGAGGCCATAAGTTCTTGCAGGAGCAGCGTGCAGCTGCAGGGCCAAATGCCCACATCGTCCTTATCGAAGGAAATCATGACCGCCGTATGGAGAAATTCATTATGATTAATACGGCTAGTGCATGGGGACTAAAGCGTGCCAATGCTGAGGAACTGCCAGTAATGAGCATTCCTTACCTTCTACGACTTGATGAGATTGGGGTTGAATACATTGACGCTTACCCAGCGGGTGCTTACTGGCTTAGCGAAACCCTTCGTGCGATTCATGGCACTAAGGTACGGAGCAATGGTTCCACCGCTGCAGCCTATACAAACGATACCCCTCACATCTCCACAATCTTTGGACACGTTCACAGACAAGAGCTACAAAGCCGAACAGTCTTTGATAGAAGTGGACCAATCAAATCAATCGCAGTTAGTCCAGGATGTCTTTGCAAAGTGGATGGGTCAGTACCCAGTGTCAACGGAAGCACAAAGATTGATGGAACAGCAGCTAAGCATTACGAGAACTGGCAACAGGGAGTCACAGTAGTCACCATCGATGACGACGGAAAAGAGTTCTTTGAGTTAGTGCAGATTAATGATGGCGTTGCTTACTTCCGAGGACAGAAGTTTGTAGCCAAGGGCTAGCCCATCTCCTCAACACGTTTAGCTTCTGCCTCAAGTATTTCCGCAGTGGTCGCCTTCGTAGTTGAATCGTGTAAAAACCAATCATCGCCTTGTTTCCCCTTTGGAATAAACGGCTGAGTATGTTCTGGGCGCTCGCCATAGAATGGGTCATTGGCAGCGTGCCAAGTGTTGTGGCAGTAATCGCAAATCCTGTGCATGTTTGACGGTGCATTGTTCATTGTGTTCTTGTCAGGCCCATGATGCCTGTCTGATGCTGGTCTGCCTACACAGCCAACAATGGGAACAACACCACCACCAGCGAACTTAAGACCAGCCCACTCACAAACCATGCCAGCTTGGATAGGGTACATTTCCGCTGCACGTTTTCTACCCGTGGAGATTGGGTCTTTGTAGTCAGCCAGTGACTTGTTTCCATCGTATCCATCTGAGATATAGCCCGTATCAATTCCTTCTGATGACGAGCTATGTCCCTGTATTCCTTCATCTTGCCCATTGTCCTTAACTTCCCCTGTTGCCGTGAACTTTACTTCACCACCGCAACAGCAGTCAACATCCTCAAATTTCCAAACCATTTCGCATTCGTTATGGTATCCAGCCCTGCAACTAAAGCAAGGGTCAGCGCCAGTATTTGTCGGGCTCATCATCCAGCGTTCCCATCATTTCCTGTACAGCCATTTCGTTGCTTATTGAGTCTATCTTGAGAAGCTCAATTCCTACAAACATTTTGTAGCCAACAGATTCAGATTCGCTGATACCTAAGCGAGAGCGAAGCTCTCTGGCGAAGCTATTCTGGGTGATTGGACGCTCTCCATTATCTGAACACCAGTCTCGGTAGGCATTGAATACGGCTGTCTTGGTGACTGAGGAGGTGTCTGATACCAGAATCTTCTCGTCGATGAACTTTGCAATGTGGTCTTCCTCGTGACGGTAGGACTGGGTAGCCAGGCGAATTGACTCAGGCTCTGTCATGCCCTGGTTGGTGATGCGTACAGCACCTTGAACCATCCAGTGTAGGATTCCAGCGCCTTCTTGCTCAACCAGCGTCTCAGCTAGGTTCTCTTTGCGCTTCTCAACTGGCACTGTTTTGCGGAAGTCAAACTTACGAAGTCTTCTCCAGAAGCCATCACCACCAGATTTTACTTCTGGCAAGTGGTTTACTGCCAAGAACAAAGTGTGGGTTGGCTTGAAGTCAAAGAAGTTCTGGTTCATAAAGCGTGCTGAGAGCATGTCGCCACCAGTAAGCATCTTCACACGAGATTCGTTGAACTTGCCATCAGGCCTGGTCTCAGAGGCTACAGCTAGCCTAACTCCACGAAGACGTGCAATCTCAGTTGGGTGAGCTGTGCTACTTGTATCAAGCAAAAAGTTTTCTGGCATCGAAGCAGAGTAATCGCCAAGGATGCCTGACACTACATCAAGCAGTGTGGACTTACCGTTGGCTCCAGTTCCGACTAGAACAGGAAGAACGTGATACCGTGAATCCCCGAACAGCGTCGCCCCGAACAGTTCTTGCAGGTACGCAATCCTATCCTCATCTTCAACCACTTCCCTGAGGAACTCGTTCCAAAGCGGAGTAGGAATATCTCTGGCAGGGACAGCCGTCTGCCGAGTGTTGAGGTCAACACCCTTGACTGCATCCCTAATCTCACCTGTTCGGAGATTGACAATCCCGCTAGGAGTACAGAGAGCATTCGCCTCCGCATCCAGTTCGACTGCATGGACAAGGACTTCATCGTCGGTCCCAGCAATGATAATGGCATTTTGTATCCTGTCTCTATTGGTTGATGCCTCAGCCCATTTCATCTGGTCTGGAGGTGGTGCAGTTTCTTGTACAAACTCAGCTGCATCAATAGCAGTCTGCATGATTGCTTTTTCCTTGTCAAGCACATACCTAGTCGAGTCCCAGCGGTGCCATCCGACATCTGTCACGTACTTGTAATCGCCACGCATAAAGTAGACCAGTCTGCGAGCGTTAGCAGCGTCAGTCTTGCCGTAGGTTCCGTAGCTATCCTTGTAAATCTGGGCTAGCTCGTCATCATCGTACTGACCGTCTGCTGGGCGCTCGAAGAGGGCGTCTTCTGGGCTACCTGTGAATAAATCCTTGTGCTCGTGTCCACGAAGCTCTTCTTTTAGCTTGGCTTCGCTCATCGTTTCAATCTTGGCAATAGCCCACTTGTTAGCGCCAGCTATCTCACCTTGGTTGATTTGTCGGGAAGGTGCTTGGGTCAAGAAGAACTTGAATCGCTCTGTGAGTACCTCAAGCATCAGATTGGCTGACGCTTCGGTAATACATCCGTTGCGGTGAGCTGCATTTATCTTGACAAGTTGCTGAAGCAACCAACCGTGACGAGACTTAGGCACACCGTTGGATGGCTTTACTGAGCTGAATAAGTTGCCAACCCAGTGGCAGTCTTGGGTAGCGAACTCCCACTCGTTGTGCTCCGAAATCTTATCAAAGCTATCAGGCATCGTGACGACGCTTGCAAAGCCATGAGCAATTAGAATCTCGTGAATCTCTTCGTAGCTAAGCGGTCTCCAGTTGTCTGGGAAATCTACACGTACTTGTACTGGATTAGCCACATCCTTGTGGTTAACGCTGCCAGGCGCTCTGAAGATACGGGGCAGGTCGAACACCGAGTCAATCTGCCCGCCTTGCGAAGCAGCCAACCACCGAACGAATGCACCCCAGCGTTGAATAAGCCCAGCTGACTGCTCTTGGGTAAGTTCTTCTTCGGGGTCAATCGCCCAGTATGGCTGTAGCCCATGCCCCGAATGTACAACAGCAGTAGGAGACACACCAATGAGACTTGTAAGCAAGTCGATAAGTTCTTTAGCCGATGCTTCATTCTGGATACCACCTTGCTTGTAATCAATGTCAATCCATACTGCAGCGAGCCTGGTGATGTCCTCAGCACGTGCTCGGAGTTCTGCATCGGATGGGTTTATCTCAAACCATACGTTTGCGTTGAGGTCGTTCAGTGCCTCGACAACTATGTCGGCGTGCTGAACCTTAGTCTTCTTGACCCTGAAGCCCTGTGTGGCTGACTGATAGCAGACCGCTAGTGATTCATCGGAGTCTCTTCCAAGTCGCTCTAGTAGCTCTTGGAATGGCTTGGTGATAGCCATAGTTATCCTTTCGTAAAGATTGGTGGGAGCCCAGCATTATCCGTTCATAACACTGGGCTCCCTGTGGGGGTGGACCTAGAAGGTATCGAGCACTGAGGCTACGGAGTCTTCAGAAACTCCCATTGTCTCAGCAATCTCGCTAGCCACAAAACCAGCTGATGCTAGCTTCTGGGCCTTCTCTACCTGTGCTGCAGATAGTTTAGCACCAGATGCTTTACCTGCCGATGCGACAGGCTTAGCGCCCATGTCACCTAGCAATGCGTCTACATCAGGGTTAGATTTTGAGGGGGTGACCTCAATAGCGTACAGCTTTACGTCGTTGTAGCGCTTGTTGCTGGATGGCTTGGTGCCAGTGAACTCAATAGCGAACTTGAATCCCTTCTCCAGCTTGTCGATACCCTTGGCTTTCATCTCAGCCTTTGCAGCCTGAAGTTTCTGACCAAATAGATAGACACGGCGAGTGCCGTCATCTTCATCTAGTGATGGGTCGTTGTAGTCGGTAGCAATCGTCACTTCAATCTGAAGCTTTGGCTTGCCGTCGTCCCAGAACTCTAGTTTGTTCGGGTCGTCATAGTTTCTAACCTGAACAGTTCTCAGGTCGGTGATAGTACCCTCAAAGCGGGTGCCTACTTCAACATCCTTGAAGGATAGTGAAGGAACAGACTTTGTTCCCAATAGGGAGTTTGGGTCTGGTAGTGCCTCATTGTATTCAACCATGTGATTTATTTACCTTATCTTGTTTTTAGTGTTTATTAGATTAGCGATGATACATCGCCTTCATCCTGCTGTTCATACTTTTTGCAATCCCAGCAGAAGGAAGCTTTTGGTTGTTTCTCGATTACTGCATCCCAGCCAACTAGCTCAGCTGCATCAATCATTATCTCTAGCTCTGCTAGAGCTTTCATAGCCAGCTCTTCATCGTAGCGAAGCATCACTACTTGGGCTTCTGGCAAATCTTTGTCTCTCGGTAAGAAGGACAATGCGACATGAGTCACATCGAAGCCTTTCTTTTTCCATCCGAGGCCGTAGAGCATCGCCTGGACACGATACTGGTTCTTTATCTTGCCCTGCGCTGCTTCTTTGATAGCACGCTCACCAACAACCTTCCAATCGTTGACGACACCAGCTTTGTAGGCAAACATGTCGCATGAGCCAGCAAGTTTTAGGTTCTTGTATTCGTGGACAAACAATCTCTCTTCGAGTTTGTAGTCATCGGTCCAGCGTGCAAAGCCAAGCTCTAGCTGTTCGTGGACGGCGGTGCCAATAAAAGGAAACCATGAGCCATCTGGCGTGCGAGGTTTCTCAGCGAGCTTACGAGCTACGCATTTACGGCAATCCATACCAACCTCGCTGATACCGATAACGGTTTGTCTAGCTCTGTCGGTGATGAATAGTTCTGGTATGCGTTTGAGCCACTGCTGTGCAGCATCATAGGCTTGCTTGTCATTTGGATTGTAGTCGCTAGGGGCTACATCAAGAATCTTTACTGGCATTACGTCTCCTTAGGTAAATCACTATACTACTACCCACCGACATTCTCGATGGTAAATACTCCAATAACTGACTTGGAGGCGTGCCTGAGCAGGTAGTTCTTACCGTCGCCCATAGGGTCCCAACGGTAGTCAATTAGCCCTAGATTGATGCCTTCCTTGGTTGCCTCGGTCTCGATAACTTTGACAACATCGAAGATGCTATCGCCGTAAAACTGAATCGTCGGTATCTTGGTGTTAGCTCCCAGCCGTTCAAACTTAATTTTCGTTATCATCTTCATCCTTTCTTATTAGGTTTATTATGTTGCGTGCAAAGTCAACTCCACGGGTGCCGTCCATCATCGCTCTTGTAATCTTGTAGCGTTCTGATACTCGTTCAGCGATTGCTTGGTCAATCGTGTCCTTGGCGATTAGATTCCAAATCGTGACATGGTGCATGTTCGATGCACGATGAACACGGTCCTCAATCTGTTCAACTCTGTCGGGGTCATAAGGTGAATCCAACATAATCAAATCGTCTGCAGCGTCGAGCGTGATGCCGACACCCATGGAGCCTGATAGCAATACTATGCGAAGAGGTGATGCCTTGTCTTGGAACATTCGCTGTATCTCATCACGCTTACCAGATGGCACACTACCATCAAGGATTGCTGACTTGATTCCCTGGAGAGCCAGCTCCTGGTGAAGCCAGTGCAACACCATCGAGAACTGTGAAACGATTACGACCTTGGCTTGGTTGTCAGCCATCTCATCATGCTCGATGAAGCCTCGCTCACTTAGCCACTCAAGCAACCACTCAAGCTTCGATGACTCGCCACCAATTAGCGGTGTCATTGTGTCATCGGCTGGCACCCAACTACATGTAGCCAGCTGGCGGGCACGGATAGCAAACACCATAGCCTCGGAGTTGTCTCGCTCCTCTATCTTGGCGTCGAATACTGCACGCTTAGTTTCTGCTTGCTTGTCGAAGTATGCAATCTTCTGTGCCTTGGATAGTTCAAGCTCAACATCGATGTATCGCTTAGGTGGAAGCTGTGGCAATACTTCCTGCTTGGTGCGACGAATCATCATCTGCTTGTCCTTCTCAGTCCAAGTAGTTCGTGAACGCAATGCACCCACCATCTTGACTGTGCGATTGCGAGCAACCTTCTGCTCATACATCACGAAGTTCTTCTCCAACCAATCCCACTTGCTTGTCTCGGTCTTCCAAGGGTCAAGGAACAACCATGTGCCGTATCTATTCTCAAGCTTGCCTCGGTCAGGTGTTCCTGAGATTGCAATACGAATTGCATCTGAGTTGTAAGGTATGCGTTTCAATCCTCGCCAGAAGTTAGTCATGCTTCTTGGATTCTTGATTGGCAATACCATGTGCGACTCGTCAATGATTACAGCATCGTAGTCAATGTCGACAATGTTAGAAACTCTAAGCTCTTCCTTTGGTCTATCGATTGCGTTGTGGTTAGCAAGCACAATGTTTACGCCCTTGGATACCTGCCCCATAGCCTTTATCTTCTGAGGTGCCGTGCCCTTGGACACATCAATTAGGTTTACTTCATAGCGGGGCATGACAAATCGTTCGATACTGTCTCGCCAAGTTGTCTGAGCGTTGATGATAGGTGTCAGGATAAGTATGTTGCTTGGCTTGCTAAGTAATCCTGCAAGCTCCAATGCTCCCAATACTTCTAGTGTCTTACCCAATCCTGGCTGGTCAGCCAGCAAAATGCGTCGCTGTTCAGCTATCCGTTTGGAAGCTTGCTTTTGATAGTCAAACAGCACATCATCAAACAGCACCGCAGTCTTTGCAGGTCGGTGCTACTAATTCTTCATCACGCTCGGAGTCGTCATACCAAGCGTCGCAAATCTCGCATCTGAACATTAGTCGCCCTCGTTCTGCTTCTCACGCATACGGTCATACTCATAGTCGCAAACACAGCGACCATTGCACGAGGCACACACTTCTTCTTTCTCTTCCTTGACATCGTTGCAGGTGCAAGTGCTTACACGCTCACCGCAACCATTACAAGGTGGTAGGTAGATGTCATTGACATACCTCATCGAGCCTTCGCTCTGCTTTATCCATACATAGGTCATTAGATTCTTCTTTCTTCAAATGGGTCATACTCTTTTGCTGGGTGTTCGCTTGGTGCAAATCCGATTGCTCTATCTAAATCTCCTGGCATACCGTGCGTTGCTTGTATGTCCCTCTCAGGTGGATTACAAACATGATTGGTTCGCCATGACTTGACAGATGCGAGTGCGTTAGGAAGAGGTGCGTCGGTTATTTCCATCTCAGCACCACAACTACACCTCTCCCTAACACTTGGCATTAGTGAATCGTCAGCCTTGTCTTGCTACTACGCTTGTATAGCTCTGGGTAATCAACAAGCGGGAAGGTTTCTTTGACGACATCGGTTTGCACCGCTGTTTCACGCCAGCGAGCAATGCTCGCAACTTTCGCACCGTGAATGTGTAGCTCGTCCTTAGCACCGATGGCATCTTTGATGATGTCCTCGATGGCAGTCTTACGAGAGGTGAGCATCTTGATTTCATCAACGATGCCCTGTCGCTCTGCTAACAATTCGTTAGCGAGAATCGGGTCTGTTGCTTCAATAGCGTTCTTGTTCTCTTTAGTTGCTTTCGGGGCTCCCGTAATCAACTTAGCTTTAGCATCTGCTACAAGCTGTTCATACTTATCTGACATTTGGTTTCTCCATTCCTTCGATTATTTTGGTTAGCCTGTCAATGTGAACTAAATCATTGCCAGACTTTGTTGCTGTTTCATACTCTACTTTATACATACGACCCATACTTGAGGGGTAGATACTTAGTAGGATTCCATCTTTGACCCAATCATTAGTGCCTTCCTTGAGCCACTTGTTATAGGTCAGGCTATCCGTAAGGTGCTTGGGTAGCCTCAAAACAACTCCGATTCAGGCACATGATGCCCCATAAAGTCGCCAGCCCATAAGGCATGGACAAACTCATCAAGGGGCTCCATACTGCCTTGGAAGTCCTGTAAGGCGTTGGCAATCATTGCTTCCTTGCCGTCCTCGCTGTGCCACTTGTAGACATTGCCTAGTCCCTCGCCGTAGTTCATGACATCACAGATTAGATTCTGGTGATTGTCAAAAATCTGGGCTGTCCAAGCAACACCGTTGAATGTCATCATCTCGTCCACATGCTTGTATTCGTAGCTCATTTGAGTATCTCTCTCATCTCGTTAGCGAATAGGTTGAATGTGGTTGATGTGGTAAAGGTTGTCAGCACAGCTAGGAATAGCCTATCCTGCTCAACAAATTGGTGTGCCATTGGGCTGAATAGCACAGCCATCATGGCTCCAGCTGAGCCAAGGAAAGCCAGACCAAAGGCATACAAACCTAGCGTGTCGGGATACTTTAGTGGCAAAGCAGGTTTATTCTGATACGGCAGGGGTGGTTCCCTGTATTCATGATGTGTTCTCATACTCATTATGTTTCTCCTTTCGGTGAGGGGGGCTGGGTTTTCTCAGCCCCCTTTATTATTTGATTTCTTCTACGCCATCGCTGTCAATGATGAATACTCTGACATCAATGCGATTCAGGTTCTCTTGGGTCATTCGCCTTGATAGGCGTTTGTGGATACGCATAGCCGTTTCAAGCTTCTCGCTCTCAGGTGCTTCATCGAGCTCGTTGAACTCTTTGCCTGTCCAATCTTCGGTGCTAAAGAAAGCAATGTCGCCTGAGCCGTATGAGCCATCTTCGCTCACCCACAAATCAACATTGTTCATTTCGTATTCTGTCTTTCTATACATACGCTTCTATCTCCTGTTTCGCTAATTCCCACGCTTCTTTACAAGCATGGCGGTGGTTGTCAAATACTGGTGAATCTGGTGAAAGTTCTTGGCTATCCCAAACCTCAAACCAAGGACTGTCAATGACTTCTAATTCGCCATTGTCAATCTCCTCAGCTAGCAAGGTGTCATCGGTGTAGCCAGCTTTCTCTAAATCACTGGTGTATCGGTAAACATCACCAGTAGTCATGTTGTTTATTCTCATGTAGCCGTTCCTAACAACTTCATAGCGACCATACTTGGCAACTACCTCAAAGCTAGGTGTGTTTACATAAAACATTGCGTCCTGCCTATACAAAAGTCATCTCCAGCTCTTCCTTGTAAAGCACAGACCAGACAACGCCGTTAGCATTTCTGATTTCCACTCGGCTGACACTAGGCGTCTGAGCTAAGTCTTTCTTGAACACTTGCCAAGCAAGCTCAGTCATGCCACATTTCATTTCAGCACCGCTATCAAAGACGATGTTCACTTCTAACTCGTTCACTCGTCCTCACCCACCAATGCGTTTACTCTCAGCTCGATGTCCTGTGCTACCTCTGCTAGAACCTTTAGTTCAATGCTCAGTAGGTCAAGGGCTTCCATGATTTTATCTAGCTCTGTGTTGCTATCATCTAAATTACACATTTGTTATGCCTCCACTTTTGGTCGTCTGTCAATGTTGATTAGGTATCCCATAATCATGTGTCCTGTTGAGATGTCTAGTGTGCGGTCAAGCACCATAGCGTTTAGTAATGACTCAAAGGCATACTGTTCATCACGTCTGCCCTTGGCATAGGCACTAAGCCTGTCCTGTGGTATCTGTCGTTCTGCTATCTGGTATCCGATGTCAAACATAAGCTTCCTTTCCAAACTCATCTTGCGACCAGTACTTGTCATAGTTGATGTCAAAGGTGCCGTTTAGTTCTGTGTAATCGCCGTCCTCGAACATCTCATCAGCTTTCTCTAGTGCTTCTTCAAGGTTGTCAGCCTCATCTACTACTACTTCAACCCATACTGTTAGTGGGCGTTGGATTGTGTACTTCATTAGTTCTCCTCTATGTCGGTAATGGTTGATAGTTCAATTTGTAGTTCATAGCCCTTGTCTTTTGATTGAAAGTCATCAAGGCTATCCCACTCAGCTTGACCGTCTTGGACAAGCCCTAGTAGTTCTTTTGCGTGTTCTTTACTGTCGGCTGTGAACCAAGCCTTGTAGGTGTATGTTTCGTCATACCAGATTTCATAGGTAGGCATTATGCGTTCTCCATTTCTTGGTTTAGTTTGTCCCATAGTGCTTCTTGGGCTTTGGTGTATTCCTGTGCGTGTTCATAATTTGCTTCCCAGTCCTCAATCTCGGTGTTCCAAACCGAGCCCTCATAGAACTTGTGGTCAGTTGTGTCATAGTCAATAAACATCTTGCCGTCCTCTACAACGACAACGAAGTGGTGCTGTAGTGCCATTATGCGTTCTCCATTTCTATTTTGTTGGTTGGTAGTGCGAGTAAGAAATCCTTGATTACCTCAGGGCAGTCATCAGGTATTTCGCTAATGTCTAGCCAATCGTCATAATCAGTTAGGGGGTATTCGTTGATGTATAGGTCATCAAGCAGGTATTCCATAGCCTTTAGGTCTTTTGGAAAGGTGAGCTTTAGGCTAATTGAATTGGCTTCTGAGTAGTCTGTTGTCAGGTATTCAACGCCGTCCTCAGGCACAATGACATCTGGGTAGGCGGTAAGGGTGAGGCTAGCCTCGCTATCGCCAAACAGGTTGTAGTCATAGTTCTTATACATTTGTTTCTCCTTTTGGTTGGTTATTCCTATTCTTGCCTAGTGGTTAGGTAGGTCAAGCACATTTGCCGTTTCGTTATCTAATCGTTATGAAGTTTCTTTTAGGGGTGGGACATCTCCAGCAGGTAGGTCAAGTATCTCCTGATTGGAAACATCAAGGTTATAGACATCTGCGTAGGCTTTACGCATAGCCCAAGTCCAACCAAGCCAGTAATGCTCAGGCTGTTCGCCTCGCTGTTTTCTGGTAGGAAACTTGCCGATTTGGTCAAGCGGTAGCCCTGTATGTAATGCCCAGAGTTCCTTTTGCCATTGTTCTACCTTGTTGCTAGCCTCGCTAAAGGTCAAACCAGAGCTGTCGCAATACCACTGATACCATTTCAGGTAGGCGTTGGCTGTTGTAATGCCTTGTAGCTTTTTGAGGTTCTCTACCTTGTCCCTGTCGGTTGCGAGTTCTCGCTCAATAGGGAATCGCTTGTCTAGGTCTGACATGACATACTCAGCGATACCGCCGTCATTTTCTTCAAGCCAAGCATCAACAACAACCTTTCTGTAAAAGCTTGTCCCGCCTTGTCTAATGAATCCAAAAGGCATGGTTTCGCCCTGTCGCTGTCGCCAGTTGCGTAGTTGGTTGGCAGTAAATCCTGTTAGGTCTGCTACCTCTTTGGGGCTGTAAAGCTCCCCAAACTTTGGGTGGTAAGTGGTCAATTTTGGTTCCTTTCTAGTTTTCTGAGCTAATGAGTATCTGAGTAGGTAAATCTACACATCTGCTCAGTTTATAGCGATTTTTAGGATTTTGGGGATTGTGGGGCAAATTGGGCAAAAATCACCCGCTAAAAATCAAGGGTTTTTTTAGTTTTTTTGTTCTCCTATTGAAGTCTTAAGAAGATAGGCGTTGCTTACTAATCTGCTCATGAGTAGATGAGTAGTGAGCAGGTATCACTTAAGGCTACCGACTTGGATTCGGTAAAAAGTTATACACAACTAGCGTTTACGGCTGTGGATAACTTTATCTATTCCGCATTTTGGGCAGAAAGCTAGTTTGGACACATTGGGGCTATTCCACCCGCAACATTGGCATTTCACACGTTCACCGCCTCGGGGTCGTGTAATTCGCAAAAGGCTAATCCGTCCCAGATGAAACCGCCCTCGTCCCAGTCAATAGGGGCTTGGCAGTCTTGACATTTACTCACGCTATACCCCCTGTCCAACCAAGACGGCTATTCCGTCTTTTGATGAACAAGTGTCAATGAATCTCAGCTCGCAAGACTCACGATACCAAGCCAACACCTGCCAAGTCATTTGTTCAGGGGTCATCTCATCGGCAGAGATTAGACAGTCATAGCCATAACCTCGCATTTTCTCCATTTCCTCATCGTCAAGGATTATGTAGATTTTGTGGCAAGTATCCCAAGCGATACCCCTAGCGTTGCGGGTCATTTCGTCAATTTCGAGTCTGTTAGGCATTTTCTAGCTCTTCTTCGGTTTCTTCAATGTCCTTGGTTAGTTCGGCAAAAGCTGTTCGGTATTGGTCATCGTAGTAATTGAACAAATCGGCAGACATTAGGCTAAAAATTGTTGTGTCTTGGGTTGG